GGTAATGCTGATATTGCGTCAAATCCTAAACTCATAAATAATCCTTAAAAGGAGACAGGGGGTATGTGGTGGTGCCCTGCCTCCATCTAAGAATTATATACTATATTTTTATAGTATCAACTCTGTTAATTCAGAGTTAGATCCCACAGAGCCTTTATAAAAAGTATTAAAAGCTAGACTTATTCTTGTGTTATTACCTTGTTTAGTTTCTACTTGATGAGTGGTTGATGATGGAAACATAAATAAATTACCTGTTTCGACAGGAAAAAACCAAGTGCTAGAATTCCATGAATTATATTTAGTATTATCTATTTCTGGGGATATTTGTTTATAGACTATAGGATGTGAAAAAAGTATTTTGTCATTTTTTATATCTGAATCAAAATATAATACACCAGATATTACTGAATTAGGATGTTGGTGTTGATGGTGATATTGATTAGCATCGGTATAGTTTAACCACGATTGAGTTATATATAGTTCTATATTGTTTTTTGGACAAATAATAGTATTTAAATAATTTTTACAATGTTTATCTAAAAACTTTTTTATATTTTTAAATTCTTTGTTATTTAATATATAAGTATCTTTTGTACTTAAATTACCAATATTATTTTTACAATGTTTTTTGTGTTCTTTTACAAAATTTAACTCTTGTTTTGTAAATCCTCTATCCATTTTTGTTTTATAAATAGGCACTGGAAAAATAGAATGTATTACAGGTTCTTTCATTAATAACACCAAGATACAAAAGAGTATCTTGTTCCTTTTTTAACTGGTTTAACTAAATGCGGATATAAAAATACAGATGGGAATAAAATTAAGTCTCCAGGTTTAAATTTTATTTCGTAATCATCAAACATAATAAACTCGCCTCCTTGATAGTTATTATTTAAAACTCCAACAATACTTAATATTGGTATTCCTCTTCTTTCCCCTTCAAACATAGTTTGAATATGATCACAATGTTTAGACATAATTTGATTTTTATCATATCTATTAAATCTTATTTGATTAAAACCTTTCCAACCAGTAAAAGTTTCACCACCTATTTTATTAATCACAATGTATTTTTCTAATGCTTTCCATGTTAAATGATGTAATTCTCTAAAGTAAGTTAAATTTCTTCCATAACAAATATCAAGTTCTTTATTACCATTTCTTGAGACGTCATCATATTGTTTATTATCTGAATATGTATGTTTTTTCCAGGTTGGGTCTTTAGATAATTCTTTTATAGATTTATCACAAATATTTTTAGGAACCCAATTGTCTAAATGAAGTATATAATCTTTTAAGTTTTTTTCCATTAATCAAAATAATTAAAATTTAATATATATCTAAAATCAACATTTGTTGATTTTGTTGCTCTATGTTCTATGTCAGAATTAAAAATTACTATTTTATTTTCTTCTGATTTTATAAATTTAATTTCATCGTTAATTTTAAACTCTGTGCCACCATCACAAGTATTAAGATAAAGGATAGCAGTTTTACATTTATACGAGTTATCAATGTGAAAAGCACAAGCATCTTTTTTTAAAAAACAAGATGGAGCTAAATTTGCTCTAACCTCTACTACAGCTTTTGAATTTAATTTTTTTAAAATAGGAATAATATATTTAAAATATGCGTCACAATTTATTTGATTATTATTATAAAAAGAATGAGTAAAATAACCTAAATTGTCAGTTGTCCCTACGACCATAGTTTTTCTTTGAAACCACGAAAATTCTGATTCCATAATAAAAGTTTTTAAATCATTAAAAAACGCTGCATCTAAAAAATTATTAATACTATTCATAATTAATAATTGCGTAAGTAAATATTTTAGGATTCGTTGGAGTTACTACTTTGTATTCTACGTTAGAGTCAAAAGACACTAATTGATTTTCTGTGCTTTTAATAAAAGTATTATCAATCTCGATACCACCATTAGTATTATTAGCAAATAAAATTGCTACTTTAGTATTTGGTTTATGGTGATTAATTAAATATTTTTGTGGTTTTAATGTTTTAGTGAATAAATTAAATTTTACTGAGTGTAATTTTTTGTGTGATATTTTTTCTAACGCCGGTCTAATCATTTGTAAATAATTAATAAAAATACGAGATGTTAAATTAGAATCTTTTATAATTTCATTTGAAAATTTATATCCCTCACAAGGTCTATAATTTACAAAATCATTGTAAAACCAAAAAAATGTATCTCCTGTTAATGTGTCTCTAATACTAGAAAACAATACAGGGTCTATAAAATTGTTAATGATGTTGTATCTAGTCATAATTTATAATTTAAAATAGTTAAAATTAATAACCACTCTGACATTTTCATCAGTGCAAGTGGTGCCTGTATGCTCTAATTTAGAATCAAATTCTACAAAACGATTAGCAAAAGATTCAACTTTAGTGCCATCTTTAAAAATAGTATAACCATTACAAGTATTTAAATATAATATAGCGGTGGTTAAATTTTCTTTGTCGTCAAAATCTGTATGAAAATCAAATTGTTTTATTTTTGGAGTTATTGTTAATAAATTTGCTTTTGCTCTTACTAAAGAAAAAAGATTTATTTTTTGAATAATCGGTTCAATTACACAATAACTTTTTCTTGGTTTTCCAAATTGATAAAATATGTGAATAAATTGAAATTCATTTCTTATTAACTTTTCTGATGTAACAGCTTTAGCGTAGTACCAATCAAAAGTATCATTTAAAATTAAATTTTGAATAGATTTAAATGTTTCTTTGTCTAAAAAATTATCTGTTATTTTCACACCACCACCACTATTATTAATTAATTATAATAAATCCCATTGTTTTGTTTCTTCATTCCAATCATAATATTTTCTATCTTCAATTTCTTCATTTGTCAATTCAGGTCTAACAACAGGTGGATCCCATCGACAAGTTTCTTCATTTAATATCCAAGAATTATAAGGTTTTGGGGGTATAAAAGCATCTCTGTCCTCATCATACGTATATCCTGGTCCAGCATAATTTTTTCTTATATTTGCATTGTAAGAAGTTTGTTTCCAAAGTGGCCAGTGAGTTATTTCTGTTAAAAATTTAATTCCATTAATTTCGTGTTCTACACCATTGCTATCTTTTAAAACTTCATTAGCAACTACGTGAACTTCTATAACTTTACTATTTAATCCTATTTTTGCAAAATGTGCCATAATATTTTATGCTACGTATGTACCATCTCCATTAAATGTAATTACTGTTTTTCCACCAACTCCTGTTGCAACAGTTGGGCTCCCTGTTGTAGTTCCTGAATAATTTGCATCTGGAACACTTATTATTACAACGCCTGAACCTCCAGCTTTTGCTACAAAAGCAGAAGGAGAACTTTGATTTGCTCCACCTCCACCGCCACCAGTATTTGCTGTACCAGCGACTGAGTCAGAATTATTTTCTCTTGCTCCAGCTCCACCACCACCTGCACCACCTGCACCAACTGGACCTGCACTAGGACAGCCACCGCCACCGCCTCCAGCATATGTAACTGAAGAACCTGTTATAGAATTTGCTGTTCCATCTCCTCCAGATCCACCCATTGTATTTGTAGTAACATTTTGACCAACAGCGTTTGCACCTCCGCCGCCTGCACCACCATTGTATGGACTACCTCCCATATGACCACCATTATTACCTTGACTTGGAGTTGTACTAGGTGTGTTTCCTGATCCACCAGCATTAGTAGCATAAGCGCCACTACCACCACCGCTGCCACCATCTTTACCTACCTGAGCAGCACCATTATTAGCTACGGCTGATCCACCACCGCCACCGCCAGTAGAAGTTACTGTTGTTAATCCTGTACCAGAAATAGTAGAATCTCCTCCATTTCCACCTTGACCCGCAGTTCCATTATTGAGAGCAGTTCCTGCAGTTCCACCTTGACCAATTGTAACTGTGTATGTAGCACCTCCAGTTAAACTTACTGAACTAGCTGTTCTAAATCCACCAGCACCTCCACCACCACCGCCGTGACCAGAAGTTTGACCTCCAGCTCCTCCTCCAGCAACAACTAATAAGTCAGCATTATAGCTTTGTGGTGTTTCTAAACGAACAGAACCATCATTAATTGGTATCCATCCTTGTGTTGCACCTGAATAAACAATATGAACTGTTTCTCCTGTTGTATTATAATCTGGAGCTGGACTTGTATTCCCTTGATATTTTGAACCATTTAAACTTAAAGTAACTGAATTTGTTCCCCAATTTCTTGCGAAATCAGAAAAAATTAATTGATCACCAACAGATGGAGAAGCTGGAAGTGTAAGTGTAATAGCATTAGAACTAGTATCAAGCCATATACCTTGGTTAGCAGAAGCTGTGTGTGTAGCGCCTGTAACTATTGTTGACTGCCAATCAATACTAGCAAATCCTGTTGCTGTTCCATTATTAGCTAAAGTAACTCCTGAAGGAATAGTAATTGTATCTCCAGATGTACCTAAAGTTAATGTTGTGCCGCTTTGCGGATCTACCTGATCTACTTCTATTTTACTCATTTATTAAATTCCATTGTTGTGTTTCCTCATTCCAAGAATACGTTTGTTCATCATTAGGATGAGCAATTGGTGCTTCCCATATACACGTTTCTTCATTTAAAGTCCAACTATCAAAAGGTTTAGGAGGTATAAAAGCGTCTCTATCTTCATCATACTTATAACCTATTCCTGCGTGATTTTTTCTTAAAGGTGTTCCGCCTAATTTATGAACACCACCTTTAGTGTTGTAAGAAGTTTGTTTCCAGATAGGCCACTTAGTTAAATTTGTTAAAAAATCAATTCCTAATTTTTCTTGTTCAACACCGTTAGCATCTTGTATAACTTCATTAACAACCGAGTGAACTTCAATTACTTTCCCGTTTAATCCTATTTTTGCAAAAGTAGCCATTATGTTGTGTAGCTCCCATCTCCATTAAATGTCATTATTGTATTACTTCCGGATGTTGTAACAGTGGGTGATCCGGTTGTATTTGCTGAATAATTTGCAGTGGGTACACTTATAATAACCACACCTTTTCCTCCTGAACCACCTGTGCCTGGACTTGTGCCCGCAGCACCACCACCACCTCCAAGATTAGCAGTCCCACTACCTCCAGTGCTTCCACTATGAGGTCCAGTACCACCACCTCCAGTTCCACCAGTACCATCAACACCATATCCAGTTCCACCACCTCCACCAGCGTATGTTACTGAAGATCCTGTTATTGTAGAAGCTGAACCATTACCACCATTAGCACCAGATCCTGATGCATTAGCTCCACCTCCACCTCCTCCTGCGTAAGGAGAGCCACTTGTACCATTAGCTCCATTATTGCCTTGTGATGGAGTTGTAGCAGGAGTATTACCAGATCCACCTGGACCACCCGCACTATCTTGGCCACCGCCACCACCACCAGATCCACCATCTAAACCTGCTCTCGGTGATGCAGATGGATAACTATAAACTCCACCAGCTCCTCCACCAGCAGATGTAATATTTGTAATTGCAACAGCAGTTACCGAACTATCTGATCCACTAGTATTTTCTCTAGTGCTATTACTAGTTCCACCGGAACCACCATCTCCTACGGCTACCACAATTTCAGATCCTCCAGCTACACTAGATTGTGTAGATGTTCTAAAACCACCAGCTCCTCCTCCACCACATAAATCAATACCAGCTCCAGCACCACCCGCTACTACTAAAAATGATATATCGTAAGGAGCAACAAAAAAAGGATTATCAAACCTTGCAACAGGAACTAACCATCCTTGTGTTGAATCTGCATAAACTAATTGAATACCTTGTCTATTAGTAGCTAAAATTTTATTGTCAGTTGAGCCTTCTATTTTTTCTGATCCATTAGTTGCAATAGTTAAATTGTTTGTTCCAAATGTACCAGCATAATCTACCACTTCCACTGTAGCTCCAGAACTTCCTGCAGGTAATGTTAAAGTCCAACCTCCACTAGATGTGTCTGCAAAAATACCTTGTGCTGCAGATGCTGTAAAATTAGATGTTTTAACCGCTTGCCATTCAATGGAAGCAAAACCTGTAGCTGTTCCATTATTGGCTAGAGTTGCACCACTAGGAATTGTTATTGTATCTCCAGAAGCTCCGATAGTAATAGTATTAGCATTTTCATTAATAATATTATTACCATCTGTATCCTGTATAGTGTTAACTTTTAAAATACTACTCATTTATTAAATCCCATTGTTTTGTTGTTTCATTCCATCTATATCCATTTTCAGTATCAGGTAAAGCAACTGGTGCTTCCCATAAACAAGTTTCTTCATTTAATATCCAACTATCAAAAGGTGAAGGTGGTATGAAAGCGTCTCTAATTGTATCATATTTAAAACCAATTCCAGCATAATTTTTTCTAAATGGAGTGCCTCCTAATAAATGTTTTCCACCAACAGTATTATAAGAAGTTTGTTTCCAAGTATCATTTGTATTATAAGTATTATTTAAAAAATCTATTCCAGCTTGCTCAGTAGTTGCAACATTATTATGTACAACTTCAACCGATAAAACTTTATTTCCTTTTCCTAATTTTGCAAAATGTGCCATAATTTTTATGTAACGTATGTCCCTGTCGCTGTAAATTTAATTATTGTATTTGATCCTGAAGTTGTAATTGTTGGACTTCCTGTTGTTGTTCCAGAATAATTATCTGTTGGTACAGATAAAATAACCACACCACTTCCACCTTTACCAGAAGCCTCAGTTTGGTTAGCACCTCCACCACCGCCTCCGAGATTATCTGTTCCGGCTACCCCAGCAGTTCCAGGAAAACCACCAGTACCACCACCGCCATTACCACCATCACCTTTAGAAGAAGTATTTTCACTTGAACCTCCACCACCTCCAGCATAAAATGTTGCTGAACCTGTAATTGAATTTGAAACACCAACTCCACCATCACCACCACCAGAGCCTGTACCATTTTGCCCAACAGCACCAGCACCTCCACCGCCACCAGCAGTATAATAAGGTGATGCACCTGGACCACCACCATTACCACCATTGTTTCCTTGTGGCGATGTACCAGAACCACCACTTTGTGCAGTAGGTGAGTTTCCTGTAGAACCAGCACCACCTCCACCACTTCCACCATCTCGACCACCAGATCCATTATCTTGACCGCCTCCGCCACCTCCAGTGCAAGTTACCGTAGAAAGACCTGGACCAGCTAAAGAAGAATTAACTCCATCATTACCTTGACCACTAGGGTGACTCACAGAAGCACCACCGCCACCTACTGTAGCAGTTAATGTGACACCTGCAGTTACAGAAGAATATGTTGCAGTTAAAAGTCCTCCAGCACCACCTCCGCCTGCATAATATCCACCCCCGCCACCACCACCAGCGATTACTAAATATTGAACATCATAAGATTGGGGAGTTTCCATAGCAGTAGCACCATCATTTATAGGTATCCAACCTTTTGTAGATCCTGAATAAACAATGTGAACTGCCTCACCAGCAGTATCATAGACTGGAACTGGACTTGTGTTACCTTGATATTTTGATCCATTTAAAGTTAAAGTAACTGCGTTTGATGCCCACTTTCTTGCGAAGTCAGCAAAAATTAATTGATCTCCAACAGAAGGAGAAGCAGGTAATGTTAAATTACAAGCATTAGATGATGTATCAATCCATAAACCTTGATTAGCAGATGCTGTGTGAGTAGCACCTGTTACAACAGTTGATTGCCAAGTAACACCGGCACCTTCTAATGTTGCACCAGAACCTACTGAAATCGTATCACCACTTTCACCTAGTGTTAAGGTAGTTCCTGATCGTGGACTAATTTTATTTACTTTTATATGACTCATTAAACTATTACTAACGTTCCTGTCACTGTGATTGTTCCAGGTACTGTAATAGGTCCCGCAAGAACACCATTTTCGATTGTTTGCGTACCGTCGATTGTACCTGCTTGATTTTTTATAAATTCATCTGGAGCTGTTTGACCTCCGATGTATTGGATTCCATTTACCACTGCCGTCATAATTCCTCCTACGAACTAATATCGTCTATGAATGAAGTGATAATATCTAAGCTAGAAGCAGTGTTACTATTAGCTTTTAATATATCACCATTTTTTAAAACAATTTTTGCTCCACCTTGAATTAATTCAATCGCACTGTTTGGTGGGACTGAAACGTCTTTAGCTAGAAAATGATCATTACTGCTATTTTCAATAAAAACGTCAACTAAAATAGTAGAGGTAGTAACATTACAACATCTAATTCCAATAACTGCATCAAAGTCTCCACCAGTTATTAAAGTAACTTCAGATGTTCCAACGTTTCTTTGTAAATTGTTTCTAAAATTTTGTGCCATAATTTATTCCTTTATAA